TAGATGAGGCACAAAGAAAGAATAAAATTTATACAGATGATGTAAAGTCAGCAGATGATGCACGTAAATTATCTATTGACAATAGACAGGTAGGGGATATACAGGATTTAAAAGCACTAAATGATCTTCTGGATGCCGAACATTCAGTAATGTTAAGTTCAATTGAATGGGAATCTGCCAGTGATGCAAAAAAATATCTGATAGAACAACAATATAATGCAGCAAAAAAAGCTCTTTCTAATGCAAGAATTGATCAATTAAATGAGGAAAGGCAAGTTGTTGCAGATGCTTTTGGTGCAATGGCTGATATATTAGGTAAAAATACCGTTGTCGGAAAGATGATGGGGATAGCACAGGCAACTGTTAATACATGGATTGCTGCTTCCAAAGCCCTAGCGACATATCCCCCACCGTTTAGTTATATTGCTATGGCTGCGGCAATAGTTGCAGGGCTTGAAACAGTTGCTAATATTGTTAAAGTTAAAGTACCTAGTAAAGATAGTACTGACAGTTCTTCCATGCCCTCGTCTCTTTCAGTACAACACATAACGGCATCGCCGGCAGGAACATCAATTTTACAACCACAGATGAGCCAGCAACAATTAAACGCAATACCAAATACCGGATTATTAAGTGCTGCGGATATTGCTGCGGCAATAGCAAAGGAGTTTAGTAAGATGAAACCACCGGTTGTGACAGTCGAAGATATTAATGCAAAGATAAAGGCTGTTAATAAGGTTGTTGTTAGAGCAAATATATGAACCGGTATCAGTATATAAACCAGAATATCGAAAGAATCAAAAAAGATGTCAGATTAGGATTGATACCTGTTTCAGTACTTCGTCATTATGAAATTTATTCACGCTTTGATTACTATCGTAAGACAGGAGAAAAGATTTGTTGTTCTGTTCTGTTTACCAGTGAGGATATGACTGTTAACGAAAGCTGGATTAATAAGATCCGTAAATCAATGGAGTGCGAAGTATGAAGATTGAAGTTTACATAATGGCTCGTAATGAAGAAAAGATAATACCTTACTTAATGCGGCATTACGGTCAGTTTGCAAAAGTTATTTTTCTTGAAAGCAATTCAACAGATAGTACAGTAAGTTTAGCGCGTTCTCTCGGTGGTGAGGTTTGGAAATATAATATATCGGATGAAGTTGATGACCGTAACTTCTTACGAGTTAAAGAATCATGCTGGCAGGAATCTAAAGCAGCATGGGTGATCGTAGTTGATGCAGATGAATTTGTCTATCATCCTGATATTGTTGGAGAATTGAAAAAATCTAAAGCAACAATTATACATCCGAAGTTTTATAATATGTTTTCAGAAGTTTACCCCACGACCGAAGGGCAAATATATGATGAGGTAAAACTCGGTACTGATGGAGATTTCTGGTTAAGCAAGATGAACGTATTTCGACCTTCAGAGATTAAACACATGAACTGGATTCCTGGCTGCCATGGAGCAAACCCGGAAGGGAATGTAATAATTGACACGGATTCAGAAATTAAGACTTTGCACATGAGATTCCTTTCCAGAGAATTTCTTATACATCGTTACGAAAAAGAAGTACTGAGACTGTCACAGCACAACTTAGATAATGGATTCGGTATTCAATTTCATTGGACGGCACAACAAATAAATAATTATTTCGATAAGATGAAACCTAATTTAAAACAAATTATATGATCTATTACAGACCTGAAACATTAAACTATCCTAAAACTAGTAATGTAGTTTCAGCATGGGAGCCAATGGCACCGATAATAAAAGACATCTTAACTAAATTTAAAGTTAAGAGAAATGTCGCTCTTGAGTTTGGTGTTGAGCGTGGATTCTCGACAACAGTTTTAGCAAACTATTTTAAGAAAGTTATTGGTGTTGATCCCTTTGACTGGATTATAAGCGATGGTGTTACACGAGATTATAGTACCGTTACCGAAGGGCTTAAAGACTTTAAAAACATTCAACTTATTCAATCTACATTTGAGGAGTTTATAAAACAGAAAAGAGCAAGGTATGATTTGATTCATGTTGATATTGGTTATGATACGCATTGTTACGAGTTGACTTATCCTTGTGGTGAATGGTCTGTCGAGCATTCAGATTGTGTTATTTTTCACGATACTATTAGTTTTGAAGGTGTTATGAAAGCCTGCATAGAACTGTCAGAAAAATATGGATTTGATTTTTATAACTATTCTGAAGAAATTGGCCCAGCAGGGATCACTTGTGGCTTAGGAATCTTAATCAAAAAACAATGATTGCAGCGATAACTCCAACTGGATCACGTCCCAACCAATTCAATCTTTGCAGTCGTTGGATGCAACGGCAGACCTATAAAGGTGAAGTTACCTGGTTTATTGTTGATGACTGTCATCCCCGGACAACAGACTTTATTACAGATGACTTCAAAGAGAATTGGACTATTGTAAAGATTTATCCTACCCCTCTGTGGCATGGCGAAAATACACAGGCTCGTAATATTTCAAATGGAATATATGAATTGTTTAAAAAATATAAACAGTCAGAGATTGAGGCAATATTTATAATTGAGGATGATGATTGGTACCGGGCGACTTACCTTGAGGAAATGATGAACCATAAAAGTACCTTTGATCTTTGGGGCGAGTCGAATACGATTTATTATAATGTTTACTATCGCAGATATGCAGCTAATAATAACTTTGCTCATGCCAGTTTATTCCAGACAGCTTTTTCGCCAAAGGTATTTCGTGAGTTTGAGGATTGCTACTCACAGAAGTTTATTGATTTTGTTTTCTGGGCAAAGATCGCAAATCGTAATCTGTTCTCTGCGGGTAATCTGGCCGTTGGAATGAAAGGAATGCCCGGTCGTGGTGGTATTGGTGCAGGACATTCGAGAGCATTTACAATGTTAGTAGATCAGAATTGTCAGTATTTGGGTAGTCTTATTGGTGTGGATGATGCAAAACTCTATCAGGATTTTTATGTAGATAAAGAAAGAATTGATCGTATAAATTTTAGAAAAAGATGAATACATTAAACGATATAACTGGAGTAGTAGTTACTCACAATACAAAAGACTTGATTAAGTCAGCTTATGAGAGTGTGAGAAAATTCCATCCTACTATGATGGTTATTATTGTCGATGGATCAGATCACGATGATCCTTGCCGGGAATACGTAAAGAGCCTCACCTCACCTTACACGACACTTGCGCTTTGTAATACAAATATAGGACACGGCAAAGGTATGGATCTGGCAATAAATATTTGCAAGACAAAGTTTGCGTTAATTTTTGATTCAGATATTGTGATGCTTAAAAGTCCTGTTCAGTTAATGCTCGATATGATGGAACCAGATACCTACGGGGTTGGTTACACTGAAAAGACTGGGTTTGATGGTTATGAATACGGCGCACACTCGCATCATAAGAACGAAGGGTTTATGTATATGCTTCACCCGTTCTTTCACCTGTTACAGATTTCAGAATATTATAAATTCAGTCCTTACCTACATCATGGAGCACCCTGCTTTAAGGCCGCTTTGGATATTCACAATCAAGGATTGACGGACAAGATTATTAAACAATTCCCTGGTCTTGGTCATACTCACGGGAAGGGTTGGTGTTGGTCGCCTGTTCCGGGTGAATGGATTTTGCATTCCACGGCTGGCACAAGAAAAGATCGCGTACGCAGGGGTAAATCAGAGATCGAGGGACAATGGGAAAGATAACTGTTCTTGGTCTCGGTCCATCAATCCATGAGTTTAATCCTGTTGAGTTTGAACTATCGGTCGGGGTAAATGATATTTGGAAATTTATAAAGAGTGATGTTATAGTCTGTCTTGATAATCCGAGCATATTTACTCCTGAGAGATTAAAAATCATAAATGAAAGCAAACCCGAAGCGTTTTATAGTCAGATGGTCGCTTGGGATGAAAGGCCAGACTTTAAGAAGATAAACATATTACCATCTTATCCTGATACATATCTTAATTTAGATGCTAATGAATTTTATAAATCTTATTGCAGTCCGTTTGTTGCCGTTCAAGTAGGCTATAAGTATTACGGTGCAACTGAGATTCATCTTTACGGGGTCGATCTATTGAATCATCCGCATTTAAACGAGGTATATTGTACCAAAATCAAGAAGCATTTTGTGGTTTTAAAATCCGCTTTAGAAACAAAAGGGGTCGAGTTAATCGTTCACGGAAACGGAATTTTAAAGGATTTGTAAAAACCTGATATTAATCATGATTTATATAAGTAATTAGTCTTTACTTGCATAAAAATATTACTATGAAAAAGCTATTATTATTAATTTTTGGAATGACATTGCTATTAGAAGTAAATGCTCAAAGAGCGACCTTCCAAAACGATACAGCTAAGTATAACGGAAAGACGTTTATAGTCTCCGATACTTTGACATTAGGTTATGGAAGTAAAGCAAACAGGGATTTTGCATTTATAACACAAGGGTCTGTATTATCTAGTTTCACAGACTTGGATAAAAAATGGGCAAAGAGTTACGCTGTTATTGATAAAATTTACAAAGGAGCTGGTCAGTCTATTATGATCAGGGCAAAACTCATAGATAAGTATGTTAATTTATTAGGAGGGAATAAGTTGTTTATTAACTTGGATGCGGCAATAGATAATAAAGAAATAAATTAGTAAACCAAAACTAACCATTATCTTTTAGTGAAGCCTCTCCAAATCGGAGGGGTTTTTTTATTTGTACATTTTAGGACAACAAATTATATATACATCTGATTTAAATTTACACAAAATTTAAGTCAATGATAGAACCAGAAGTTGATGACACTTATTCCTTATTAGGAGTTTACACCGGGACCACAGTTGATGATTTCATGGCACAGATTTACGGAACCTGGGAATTTTAAGCTATGGAAAACGCAGTATTGAAAATTTACGGTGACATTGGTGAGGAAGGAATCACCTCCTCATTTGTTTCTGACTTTCTCGATCAGAATAAAGATGCCAAAAATATTTTTGTAAAAATTAATAGCCGCGGCGGCGATGTCTCAGAAGGATGGGCAATACATGACCTGCTCGTTAATTCCGGAAAGAAAATCACAACTATTGGTGAGAGTAAAGTTTATAGTATAGCAACTATAATTTTTCTGAGTGGTTCAGAGCGTGAGATGCTTCCAAATTCTGACGGTCTTATTCACAACCCATATATTCCCGGTGACAATATGAATGGTGATTACCGTTCAAGTGATTTGCTTTCAATGGCTGAGAGTATGGCACAGGAAGAAGCAAAGATACTTGATTTTTATGCTAAGAGAACCGGTGCAGACAAATCCAGGCTTGCTGATTATATGTCAAAGGACACTAAGTTATCAGCCGAAGATATGTTATCGCTTGGATTTGCTACTAAGATAACTGAACCAATAAAAGCATTTGCAATTTATAAACCCAAAAATAATTTTACAATGGACGAAAATGAAGTCAAATCATTTGGACAAAAGATAGACGCAATTCTTGATAAAGTCAAGGGTCTGTCAAGAGTCGAGCCAATTGATCAGGTTGTTACTGATAAGGATGGCAAGAAACTCACACTCGCAAAAGTTGGCGATCCTACTGTTGGCGATGCTGCAAGCCCTGATGGGAGTTATGCACTTGCTGATGGGAAAATAATTACCGTATCAGGTGGTAAAATCACCGAGATTAAGCCAGCGGTTGCAGCTAAATCAGACCTTGAGATAGCAAACGAAAAGATCGCTGATCTTCAGAAACAACTCGATGCTGAAAAGACAAAGGTTATTGATAGCGAGAAAATCAAAGTCGCTGCCGAAGCTGAAAAGATCGCCGCTGAAGCAGAGAAAGTGAAAGCCGTTGCACTTGTTACTGAACTCCAGGGATTGAAAAATTCATGGAAGCCCGAAAGTAGATCAAAATTCAGTTCTGCCGACAAAGTAGGGGATGTGGATTTGAATCAAGTTAGAGAAATCATGAAAAATAAAAATAATTAATTATGCCTTACACAACCCCCTCGTGTGGACACACACTCAATTTTGACAATCTTCATTTTACAGCTGAACAACTCACCTCGTTAAATGAACTTGTCGTTACCGCTGTTCTTGAGGCTCCTGCCCTGACTTCTTACTCAACCCTGGTAACAGGTATCAAGAATGACAGACGTATCGGTATCATACCCGGAACATTCGGACTGATAGGTAAAGCCGCTCAGTCTTGCGACCCGAAAGCAGAATGTTATGAAGATACAGCAGTTGAAAAAACATGGTCACCAAAATATCTTGAATTTATTCTCGATATGTGTATTGATGAACTGACTGACTCGCTGTTGAAATACTACATTGACTGTTCAAATCCTTTCGATCTGACCAAAACTCAGATATTCACCTTCATTCAGAGCATCCTTGCAAAGGATCTTCCAAAGATGGTGTTCCGTATGGCATGGTTTGGTGACACTGCTGCTGCAAACTCACCACTTGGCAACTTAACTCCGGGTGTTGACAAGAACTTCTTCAATGTATTTAACGGGTTCTTCAAACAATTTGCAGCTATTTATGCAGCTAACCCGCTTCAGTTAAACGCAATGCCAGGCAACACCCAGGCAACATACGCACTTCAGCAGTCAGTTGCAACCCCACTTTTGACCTATAACGCTGTCAATGCACTTATTGATAATGCAATACCGGAACTTGCTGCACAGTCAGACAGGATTTTGATTGTCACCAAGTCTGTTATGGACAGACTTCGCAGACAGTTACAGGCTCTGGGTACAGCTTTCCAGGATTACAAACTGATGATCAATGGTCTTGAGTTTGCAACATGGGATGGAATAAAGATTCTTGCTCTCCCGTTATGGGATCAGATGATACGGGCCTATGAGAACAATGGAACCAAGTGGAATGATCCTCACAGGGTTATTTACACGACCACTTCAAATCTTCTGGTAGGTCTGGCTTGTAATTCATTGTTCGAGAACGTAAACACTTTCTATGATCCGAGAAGTCGTTACAACAGGATCGAAGCAGTTGATGCTTTCGATGTTAAGATCATCGATGACCGTTTATTAATGGTTGGGAGGTAGTGTTATGACAATAGGTTGTAACCAAATAGTAGATTGCATTCTTAAAAACTGTGCCAATCTGGTACCTGGAGTTAAGGATAAAATCTATTTTATCAACTACGATGACGTTGATAAAGACCTTTGCACATTTGATGCGAATAACTCTCTTATTTGCACTCAATTAGTGTTGAAAACTGTTTCACCCCCGGCCCATGCCTATTGTCTGGAAGGTTACAACTTTTCAAATGAACCGAAAGTTTCACTTGTCAAGAAAACCTATCAGAAAGTCTGGGAACATGGCCTGGTATTCCGTATTTTCGATAATACCCCGGAAGATAAACTATGGGTACAGAGTGCAGTTGACTCTCGTTTCATGGTAATTATTGAGAACAACTATAATAAAGATGTTCCCCCGATGGCTGCCGGGCGTACTGTATTTGAGATTTACGGATGGGATCTTGGTCTTGAACTGAATGCCGCAGAACGTAACCCGAATGATGATGAGTTGATGGGTGGATGGTTGCTTACTGCCGGATGCAGTGATAAGATAAAAGAATCACAGATGCCTTTAACCTATTTTGTAGGTGGAACACTGGCTCTGACACGTGCTGCATTGCTTTCATTACTTGCACCTTGTTGCAAATAAAATATGTGAGGGGTAAATCCCTCACACTTTTTTATGATCGAAGAGATACAATCCTTCGCACGTGATTTTATAAATGATGTATCATTTAGAACATCGGTACGAAAAGGAAAGATCAGAAAGGCTTATAAAGCGATTACCGGAAAAGACATACAAATATCATGTAATACCTGTTATATCGAAGCCTTACTTTTAATTATTAACAGTAAACCTATGGCAACAAGAAATTATGAATTAAAAAAAGGTGTTCTTCTTCAGGCGTTTGGTGATGCCTCAAAGACTTGCACTAATGATACACTCACGGATGAACTTGCAAAGTGGTATCTGGAAAACCAACCCGAGAAGATAATCTATTTTGAAAAAGTACCTGGTAAGGTTATCCCTACAAGACCTGTTAATATCCCTCCAGACATTAAGATTGTTGAACCTTTGAAAGAGGAACCTGTTGAGATATTAAAACAGACAGTCGATTCACTTACAAAGGAACCGAAAAAAAGAACAAATAAAGCCAAAAAATAATGCGAGTCTCCGCCACAAGAACGGCACCACGGGTAGAGCGGAACACTTACATTACTTCCAAACGAATCAAGGGATATGGTTCAAATAATGACTACCCTCAAAAAGTTCTGGAGATCATAAATAGTTCCGGTACAGGCAGAACCTGTATGGATATTTATGTTAAGTTTGTTGAGGGTGCAGGATTCACGGACGAGATTCTTGGTAGTACAGTTATTAACTCTGGTGGTGAACGCGCTGACTCCCTGTTGAGAAAATTCGCAAAAGACCTTAAAAACTTCAATGGTTTTGCCTGTCTTGTTAAATATGACGGTATGGGTATGCCTTCGGAATATTTCAGTGTACCTTTTGAACATTGCAGATTTGAGATATTAGCTACCGGAAGAACGTATAAATATACCGGGAAAATTGCTGTTCATCCCGACTGGACAAACCAGACGGGCATTGTATTTAACTTGGCAGATGTTAAGTTCATAGATCACTTCGATCCTAAGAGTGTAATTGAACAGATGACTGCTACCGGCGGACCAGAAAACTATTTAGGTCAGATATTTTACTTTACTGTTGACGGTGACTTTGAATATCCTATTTCACCGTTTGATCCTGTCATTACTGACATGCTCACCGAAGAAAGTTGTTCTACTGTTAAACATCGGAACGCTAAATATAACTTTCTACCCTCAGGCATACTTGTAAGGAAAGGCATTAAACCAAGAACGTTAGCCGATGGAAGTATTGATACGCATGACCGATATAACCAGGAACAGGAAGAAAGTCGTCAGGCAATTAATAGAATGCAAGGCGATGAAAATGCCCTTAAACTTTGGACCGTCGACATTGATTCTGATGAAGAAAAACCAGAGTTTATACCCTTTACCATCACTAATCTTGACAAAGAATATGACTACACAGAGAAGTCTGTTCAACAGAACGTAGCTTCAATGTTTCTTATACCTCCTGTGCTTCGTGGTATCGCTGCGACAAACGCTCTTGGTGGTGGATTTGGATCGGATATAATTAAAAATGCCTATGATTTTATGAACTCTGTCACTGGTAATGAACGGCAGATGATTGAAACTGCTTTCAGAGATTTGTTTGAAAACTATATTACTAAGTTCGAGGACTTCTCGATTAAACCGATTGTATATGAGAGTGGTGAAGAAAATCTATCGAAGATAATCGGTGGAACAGCAACAACAGACCTGATTAATTTAATGATTGATCCTACTTTATCACCGGAACAGAAAATACAAACACTTATTGCAACATTTAATATCGAAGAAGTAACTGCCCGATTAATGGTTACCCCTCCTGTTGTAACAAATCCACCACTACCATGATAAGTTTAGTAACAAAAGCGGATCTGGATCAATATAAGTACATCGCGGATAGCACCAAGAACAATACTTCCTGGCCTCAGTTTGTTTCAGAAGCACAGATGTTCGATGTCAAAGTCTGGCTCGGTGATGGACTGCTTAATGAAATCATTACTCAGGCATCGACACTACCTCCGACCATTTCAGTAGATAATCAGAAACTTCTGGACGGTGGCACATATATTCACGACAATAAGACTTATCTTTTCCAGGGACTTAAAGCAGCAATTATGTATTATGCTTTTGCTCGTTTTACAAATCGTACACCGTATAACTATACTGCTGCCGGGATAGTCCTGAAAGATAGTGACCTTTCGACCCCTGTTGGTGATAAGATTGTTCAACGTCTGGAAACAGAAGCTCGTTTAATGGCTGATGCAATTAAATGTGAGATAACTACTTTTCTGGATCGTAATTATACTTTATACCCACTTTGGAAAAATCAGGAGTGTCGTTGTGGAAGTAGTTGCGATAGACCTTTCTTTAATGTAATTGGTAATTAATGGCAGATTTTATAACATATAAATTTCCAGACCACAAAAGCGGTGATACATTTCAAGGTGTTGCTTTTACTATTAGTGTAAATGGCACACCTCCTTCTCTTGTTGGTGCTACAATTAACATGAAAGTAGGTGATAAAACGTATTCCAATACAGGACGAGGTGAAATTGAGGTAACAGATGCTTTGAATTGTAAGTTTCAGCTTAAAGAACAAAGAATTATATTACCACCAAAGACTTATGATGTTGCAATAACAATCTTATTCGCAGATGGTAAGGTAAAAACATATATAAGAGGTACTTGGCGCATATTATAATGGATGATGTATTTGTAAATATAACCGAAGTAGTTGAAGAAGTTACTGTTACAATAACAGAAACTGCACCTGTTGTTGATAATATATCTGTAGTAATTTCAGAGGCGATTCAAGGTGAGCGGGGTATTAAAGGAGATCAAGGGTTAAAAGGAGATCAAGGTGAAAGAGGTTTACAAGGTTTACAAGGAGATCAAGGAATTAAAGGTGATCAAGGCGATAGAGGCTTTAAAGGCGATACAGGGGATCAGGGTTTAAAGGGTGATAAAGGCGATACGGGGTTGCAAGGATTAAAAGGGGATCAAGGTGATAGAGGACTACAAGGGATTCAAGGAATACAGGGTATTCAAGGCTTAAAAGGCGATCAAGGAGATAGGGGTTTACAGGGTTTGAAAGGCGATCAAGGGGATAGGGGTTTGCAAGGTATTCAGGGATTAAAAGGTGATAGAGGTGATAATGGAACTAATGGCACTAACGGAATAGATGGATCAAATTGGACTAATTGGGACGGTGGTGATCCGGCAGATGTAATGAGTTTAGTTGAATCATTTGATTTTGCAGAAATATAATGGCAGGCATAGGACAATTTAAACGGGCAATTGCAAGTAGATGGACTTCGGTTAATCCGATACTCGCTTCAGGTGAATTAGGACTAGAAACTGATACTTTTAAAATGAAGTTTGGTGATGGTACGGATCATTGGAATGACTTGCCTTATGCTAATATAGGTAACCAGGGGCCACAGGGAGAGAAAGGTGATCAAGGTACAGGACTTTCCAGGCAAACTACAACTACAATTGATTTTGGAAATGAAGATAATTATGTTGAAAAAACAATTTCAGATAATTTAATTGAACCAGATTCAGTTATTATAATTCAGATAGTTGGTGATAATGCTCCTGAATATTTAATACAAGGAGTTCAGTTTGGAATTAAGGAAATTATTGAAGATACTAGTTATACAATTTATGCAATTGCGCCAGATGGTGCTTCAGGAGTTATGAATATAAACATTTTAATATTTTAAAAATGGGATTACCAATAAAAGGCGGTGTATCTAATGTCTTAGCAGACGTAAACGCCAATCATGAATTAAATACTGCTCTGTCTGCACTAA